CTCCAACACTTCTTTCTTTGAGAATCGGCCTGCTTCGTCGCGAAGCTTGCCATCCTTGACCGCATCAGGCTTGAGATCGTCAAGATCCTTCCCGCTTTCCGCGCTGACGTTCTCGACGGTCGGCGCCGGATCTTCGCGAACAGGAAGCTCCTGGACTTCGTTGTTCTGCTCCAGCGCATCCAATGCTTCGGCAAGATCTTCTCTACGTGTGGACATGTCGTTTTCTCAATAAAAAAGCCACTTTCGGAGCTCGTTTCTGCGGGTAGATGTCGTCGCTTACTTGAGAGCGTTGACATGTTCGATAATCGCTTGCTTGCGCTCCGCTCGCGATTCCTTGCTTAGTTCTGGTTTCTGCTTGGCCTTCAAATGATGCATTTCGTTGCCAATCTCGATGCAGCCGTGCGCCTTCAAATGCTCGTTATGGCGCGAGCGTGACGTGATCCACGATCCATCAATCATTGATTGGTATGGCTGAATGTCAGCCGCGACGTGCGGTGCTGTAATGATTCGGTGCGCCTCGCCACCACATTCGCATGAAGGAATTTCGCGGTCACGTTCCAAGACGGTGCGATAGATCGTGTCTTGCTTGCCGCACTCACGACACTGCGTTGCGTACACGGGCATTACTCTTCGCTCCCTTGCTTGGCCGCGCTGATCTGAGCCGCATCCAGCGTCGTCTGAGCGCCGATCTCCGCGACTTCCAGCTTGGCTTGGTTGTTCATGGCTGCGATCAGCAACTGGAACTGCCGATCACGCTCTGCCTTGTCGGCTTCAAGCATGGCCTTCATCTGCTCCAGACGCTCCTGGCTTTGCCGCTCCATCTCGTCGCGATGCATTTCCATCGCGGTTTCTTGCGCAGCCTGCTGGGCCTGAGCTTTCTGCTCGAACATGGCTGTCTGTTGCTCAAGATGGGCCTTCAGGGTTTCAATCTGAGCTTGCTGCTGCAGTTTTGCACCTTCAAGCTGAGTGCGGTGCTGTTCGACCTGCATGTCGATCTGCGCCTGAGTCTGCATCTGCTGCATCTTGGCTTGCGACTCGGCCTGCACTTTTTGAATTTCAATCGGAGGTTGCTTAGGCTGGCCCTGCTGCGCCTGGATATGCTTCGTCAGGTCTTCGGCTGCGTTGTCCAGCATGCCCTCCAGCGTCTTACCTGCCTTGAATGCGGAGACGCCGAACTTCAGCATCTCGACCAGCACTGGCGCCAGCTCCGGGTTTTGACTTGCGGCCGGGACGGCCTGTTGCAGGAATCCAGAGATGGTCGTCAGGAACTCAACGCGGTCCTTCTTCTGCGCATCTTCATCGATCTGCACCAGCGAATCTGCGTCGACTTCGATACGGAAACTGCGCGACACATTATTCCGCAGCATCTGCAACGCTTGCGGAATGATTGCCTGATCGGTAGGCAGCAGTTGACCGGCCGACGACATCTCAAGAATCGTCTGGTCCGTGAATTTTCCGCAAATGACCTCTGCTTTCAGCCGCAGCAGCTCCGTCGCGTAAATGGCTACGTCGTCTTGCGTGTTTCGAAGCCGTACCGAGCCAAACCGAGCCTTGATGCCCTGCGCCGCTGCAGTTTCCGCCGCGTCCGACTCGCCGCGCATGATGTCGCTAATGCCCGTGATCGCGTAAATCTGATTGAGCACGTTCTCGCGCGCTTCAAATGCGATTTGCAAAGCCTGAGCGATCGGCGAAAGGTCGACCAGATCAATCGCGCCCTTCAAACCGCCCTTTTCCGCAAGCGCCGCGAAACTCTTAACCGGAATCAGGTCGTTATTTCCCGTCTCGGTGAAGAGCCGCTGCAATTCTTTGAACTCAGCGTTATAGACGCCGCGCACCTTTAGCGCTTTGATCAGCCCGTCGATTCGGTCGCTGATCGTGTCGAGCTCGTTGGCTTGGTCCTGATACTGGATGAAGTCAGGAACCGGAACGAGCGAATCGCTGGTGATCGTGCCGAACAAAGGCTTTGGACACGGCCAGAATCCATCAAGCTCCAGCGGATCAGGCTTCTCGTCTAGAATGCCCATCGCCTTGTGCAGCCAGAGCGCTTTCTGGGTCGTCTTGTCCCAGATCTCATAAATACAGGCTTGCTTGTGCCGCTGCTCTTGGCCGGTTGCTGTACGGTTGCCGCCCGTGGCTTCCTCGGACTTCTCGAATGGCGACGCATCCAAAGGAATCTCGCTGCCCTTCTCTTCGCCGAAGCGCTCGCAAAGGGTGGCGTAGTCCATGTAGACCTTGCGCCATACGCATGGCACTTCTTCCCACGTACGCGCCGGCGTATGGCCGAAATCACGCCAGTGCACGTAATCGATCGGTGCCGTCTCGTCGTCCAGCTGCTCCATCGGCTGATCGTCCGTTACCTGATCGGCCCCGGCACCTTCCACAACGGCTTCACCTTCGTTCGAATCCGCGCTGATCGGCTCCTGAACGCTAGTCTTAGGCTCGTAACGGACCCAAGCCACCCCGCGCCCACCGAGGAATCGATCGAGAACCGAGTTCTTCATTGCCTCCCGGAAGTCTGGATAGTGGCGGACTTCGAATTCGAGCGCGCGCTCCAGAATAAGTGAAGCCACACGGCCCACAGGATCAGAGTCACGAAACCGGCGCGAAACGTCAGGTTGCGGCAGACGCGAAAATGTCGCCGGCACGAGCGTTTGGACGTTCGACCACAGTACATTGAAACGCGCACCCTCGCTCCCATAGGTGTAGTCCTTCGCGTCGTCACGGTAGCGCTTGACGATCTTCTGGGTGCGCTCGATCCACTTCGCAAACGACTTGTCGTAGGCCGAGATGTACCCGAGGTAACGTTCGACTTCTGCGCTCATTAGCTTAGTTCCTGTACCACGTTGAGTTTGACGCGCGGAACCGATATTTCGTTACTCCACCCGTTGTAAGCGTTGTTATCAAACCCTGAACGGTCGCTCCGATTGACCCGATGAGCGTTACCGGATTTTTCCAGTACAGCTCTACCGCTTGGCAGTCTTGAACGCCTGCTACCGGGAAGCTCAAGGTCACGGACGCCAAAAGCCCAGCGTTGTTTATGGCTAAGCACGTAACCGTGATTCCATCAGCCACAGGAACCTGGATGGTGTCTCCAGTCGCTGGCGTGACGTCCGTCGCCCATGTTGCGCCTCGGTTGAAAGCCATTATTCGAACGTCCAATAGGTCAACGACGGGTTCCAGGCGAATGTTCTCGCGTTATCTTGCGCAATCGACACAGTTCCGCTTCTAAACGGCCCTGAAACCGTTACCGAGCCTGCTCCAACGTTGGCAATTACGCGCGTATCATTCGCAGTGGGCGACGTGGGCAGCGTGATGGTGCACGGTGTCGCGCTGTTCACAACCGTTCGGTACGGGCTGGTTGTGGTCAGCACGGTCGAACCGGTCACATTCTGCGAGCCATAAGCTTGCGTCGTGAACAGATTCGACAGAATGAGCGTGCTTCCACGAAACATGGTCAGGTGTCCGGGTTGGCGTTGACAAATGCAAGATAGGCGGCCGCCTTGTTCGGCCGGTCGTCCATGCCGAAATCAAGACCGTCGTGCGCTGCCTGGTAATACGACACAGATTCGATGCCAGAGCCCCCGGGCGTGCTGTTGCCATTGCCGCGACGTGCAAAGAACTTCGGCATCTCTTGGTTCATCCACGTGGCGCCGGTCGTGTCGCTATCTTCTGGGTTCGAATTCCACTCCGTGATGTGCACAGGAAGCGGGTTTGTGCCATCAGCCGAGAAGAACACGGTCGCGCCAGATTCGGACGTGTGCGACGTGCGCAGGTAATTCAGCACGTCAAAATTCGAGCCATGGCCGTTCGTTCCGATGCTGAACATCGAGCCCTGCACCTTGTAGTTGTGCCACGTGATGAAATCGAACTTGACTGCTTTGGTCGGCTCGACCGTACCATCCGGATTCGTACCGGTCCACAGCATGTCGGCCGCCGCGATCTGCGCAGCCACAAAGTTCGCGCCGCACTGCGCGTTCGGCTGGACCGACTTCACGCCATCGATCAGCCCGCGCTGCAGCCCGCGCACGCATTTCCAGCCAGGCGTGGCATACGCCGCCATCGTGTCGCCCTGATTGCCTGCAACCTTCAGAACTGGATTCGAACCACCGGCGCCACGCGTATAAATCTCGTTACCGCACTCGTAAAACGCTGCCTGAAAGCGTGTCGCAACGAGCTGCCCGCAGTTGAAACCGAGCGTGTAGTTCGCGTCTTCCGTATTGTTGCTGCTCGTCGCATCCGTCAGATACGGATTGATCGAGATACACGGCAGGATGCTAATGCCCGTGTTGTTCGTCCAGAAATAGTTCATCAGCGCGACGATTCGAGCACTCATCGTCGAGTCGCTGTTGAACGAGTTCATCCGGATTGTCTTCGCGCCGATGCTGTTGCAGAACGAGACCCAGTTCGCCGCGCTCCATGCAGTCGTGTCGTAGTCCGGATGGCCATTGATACCAAAGTGACCGTGCGGCACATACACCTGACGCGTGCGCGTCGTCGTGCCCGCCGTGATCGTCACCGTATGGATGCCGACCGGAAGCTTCAGCGGCCCGCTGAACGAGCCACCAGACGGCGTGAGCGTTGTGCTGATCGTCGTGCCAGCGTTCGATAGGGCGGAGACGCTCACTGAGTTAGCCGTCGTCGTCCCTGCCACTGTGAGATTCGCTACTCCACCGCGCACCGTCTTGCTGGCCGCAGCCAGATCTCCCGTCAATGACAAACTCTGGCTAGGCCACGGATTGCATTGATAGACGGAGAACGCCATGTCAATTGAAAATGATCAGATTGACGTATTCGCACGTTGCCGTAGAGCCCGCCACGACTGTTCCGCTCACTGCAACTGTCACCAAGAACGTGTTATCGACCGTCCAATCAATCGTGGTGGCCGTAATGCCCACCTGCGCACTCGTACCCAATCCGCCGTTGGCCGCCAGGGGCTTCCATACCTGCGAATTGAGCGCGCCGCGATTCATACCGGTCTGCTCCAATCCATTGCCTCGGCTGCCAGTCGTAGTCGAGAACGTCGCGATGTTCTGACCGCCGATCGACAACGTGACAGCCTTTGTCATCGCGTCATTCGTCGCGGTGAAATAGGCGTCGACTTGAAAGAATGCCTGTGTGCTAGAGACTGTATTCGCCGGGATCACAAACGAGCCGGTATTGCTTCCCGCAGCCGTGCTCACCACGAACGCTATTTGCGTTCCGATACCCGTACGAAGGATCGACGAATTGAGCGTCGGGATGCCTAGCGTTAGCGTCAGGTTGGGGGATGTGCCCGTGACGACCGCGGTTGGCGCGGCTCCCGCGGCGATTTGATTCGCGACTGCTGTAATGGATGGAGCGGGGCCAGCGCTGCCAGAATCCCCTTTTGGGCCGGGAGAGCCACTGCCACCGCCGCCGCCTCTGAACATGATTAGATGCCCTCACCCACAGAGACGCGCAGCACCGCAGTGCCAGTCGCGCAAATCGCGCTGATATTGAGCGGCGCCGTGCTGCTCGGAATGGTGAACGTGCTGTCGCTGCCTGCGATTGTCGGGCAGCATGTAGACGCAGCAGCAGGAAGCGGGATGGTCGCGATCTGAGCGCCCGATCCGATTGACACATACGCGGTGTTCGGGCCTTCATTCACCAGCCGTACAACGCTACCTACGCCTGGCAGCGCAACCGATGTGCTAGCGGCTGTCGTAACCGCAATGCTGATCGTTGCTGCTTGCGCAGAGAATGGACCCATGTACATTTACAGCCTCCGATGAACGCTGGTCATGCGTGAATGCTCTTCCCAGGCGTCTGACATCGTGCCGATCGTCTGGAGGTTGTTCCAATCCGGTTCTTTAGGCGGCGCAACATACTCCGCCTCGCTCATCACCTGAGCGCCATACGCAAATGCATCTGACGGGTGAGACGCCCAGTTGTGCAGCGGCTCTTTCGAGAACACGCCGTTGTCCTCGTTCCACTCGAATTCCCAAGCCTTCAGCCCGTCCAGCCCATCCTCACAGAGCGTGGCATTGAACGCGCACTTCTGGATGACCGCGCGAGCTGCGCCAATCTGGTCGAGCTTCTTCGACTGCGGCACGACGTCCACCATGCCCATGCCGAACGCTTCCAAGAACTTCTCAGCCGTGGTGTGCTTGCTTTGGAACGTCTTGGCTCTCGCGTCGTGCGGCAGCCAGATCTTTCCGAGCTTGGCGCCCAATCCGATGACGCTCTGCTGAATGCGCGGAATCCAATCATCCGCATCGAGCCCGGAATCACCCTCGTACTTCAGAACGTGAAAGCCACCTGGCAATCGCTGCCAATACCACCATGACGCGGTGTCCCGAAATCCCAAGTCGCTCGATACTTCGATCGGTGCGCCAGTCGGGTCGTACACGACCTCATCGCTCACCCGGCCCTTGCGCTCGGCTTCTGATACCCAGCGCCCAAGGATCGAGCCCGCGATATTCCCGTAATCGCCTTCCCAAATGTGGTCGTACTCTTCCGGGTTGTTCTCCAGATCGCGCTGTCTTGCGCGCTCTAGCACGGCCGGAAACTTCGGGTTGTCGCGCCAATTGATCTGAGCGACCTTGTAGCGCGGGTCTTTCGTTTGCCTAAAGCGCTTATCGGTCGGGCTACCCTTTCTCTTCGGGTTCCACGTCACCCACAGCTCAGCACTCCAGCCGTCGCCTTCTTCCCGAAGCGTCGGGATCAGCGTAGACCACGCGCCATTTACCACCGGCTCGGCCTCGTCGACCCAGCACAGCAGAATGCGGCCCTTCGATTTGATCGACGCGATGTTCCGATCTAGTCCAGCGAATGCGAACCAGATTCGACCGTCCCGGCTTTTGATGTACTTCTCGCCTATGTCGTAATAGGCCGCCAGCCACGGCTCTTCTTCAATCGCTCGCTTGCACTCCTCCATCGAGGAATCATCCAGCGAGTTCATGAACTGCCTCGCACAGAGCAACATGCCTGAGATGCCCTGCATCCCGTACATGTAGCCACGTACCGCGACCATCTTTGCAAAGCTGCGAGTCTTGCCGCTTCCCCGGCCGCCGTACGCGCCGCGTACGTCCGCTTCGCCCATGAACACGGGGATCAGCTTAGGAGGAAGCTGAATCCTTGCTGTCGTCACCGAGAGACTCCAGAATGACCTTCGTCACCACCTGAAGTGGATTCTCCTCATCGCCCGCGACCTGGAGAGGAAGCATTTTTCCCCAGAGCTGGTAGAACTGAGTCTGATTGTCTTGCGCCCACGTCTTCAGCGCGTCGACACCGCCCAACTCATCAAAAGCGATCGTGAGCGCTTCCTTTACCGCCTTGGTGGTCTTGTTGATAGCGCCCTTGGGACGCCCTTTGCCAGCTGCTGGTGGCTTGCGTTTAGCAGTAACCGGCACTTCTTTACTGTCAGACACGATTAGCCGCCGATGCTCGCTGCCCAGACGTTGTTGCCCAAGCAGTACAGATCCGCCGTCTTACCCGCAGGCAGGCTGACCGATGCGTTCGCAGCCAACGTGATGAAGTTGCCGCCCACGGGCGGAAAGATTGCCAGTGCGTTTGCACCGCCGTTCACCACGATGTAGATGTCGCCAGCCAGAGCAGTCATGCTCACCGCGTTCTGTGCCGGAAGACGTGCGCCCGTGCTGGCTGCGACCGTACCGAACACAACAAAATCGCTCGTGACAGCGTAAGCCGTGGCTTGGTTCGTGCCGGCCGCCGTCTGATTCAGAAACGGCTGACCTGCGTTAGTGCACTGGGCTTGCGTGGCCGGAACGCCAGCGCCCATTAGCTTGGCAATTGTCGTCATCTCGACTCCTATGCTGCGCGCTCGGCGCTAGATTGAACTGCTACGAATTTCTCTCCGTCCCATTCCGCGAGTCGCTCAACGATATGGACGTCTTCAGTACGAACCCACCCGGTGATTTCATCGCCTTGGCCTAAGCCATCACCCCACTGGCCGAAACGAATGTTGTGGCCAGACGGAGAAACGCGCGCAGGATCGATCGTCACCGAGTATTGCGTGATGCGCGGGACCGGATGCGACAAAGCGTCGAATAGCTTCGCGTTCCTGATGTCCTGCTCAAATGCCACAATGGCCACGCATTTCTTGGTGGGGATCATTTCTGCTACCAAATAAGAAAAGCCCGCACGGGGCGGGCTAACCGTGAGAGCACGGGAGGGGGTAAAGTTGAGAGTGGCCGGTGCTGATCTCC